AATTAAAAGAAACTCATTATGATTTGTACTGGGATATACAAGCTGAACTAGACCTAGATGAGCAAGTGCCTGTGGCGTGGATGTCAACAAAAGGGGAAGGTGGTCTTACTGACGATAGGTATTATGCTAATCATAAATATTATGTGCCGCTCTACCTAGCACCACAAAAACGTGAACCTTTGAGTGATGATGAAATTTTCAACATTGGATACAATGCAGGATTCAGTCTTGACCATGTTGAAGATGATGACGGTTCTGTCTACGGCTTTTTAACCGAGTATGGTTACATTGATAATAATCCATATTTTAAGTTTGTCAGGGCAATAGAAAAAGAACACGGTATTGGAGTAGAAAATGAAAATTGAAAGTAAGAAGTTAACAAAGAATGTAGTTATTCCTGCCTATGAAACTTTGGGCAGTGCGGCAGTAGACTTAAGAGCTAACATCACAAAACCGATTAAGTTAGATTTAGGCGAAACGGCATTGATTCCTACAGGAATTGCCATCAACATCAATGACGATAAAGTGGCAGCGGTTATCCTGCCACGTAGTGGTCTTGGGCATAACTATGGTATCAAGTTGGGTAACTCGGTTGGTTTAATTGATAGTGACTATCAAGGTGAGCTTAAAGTTAGTATTAAGAACACAGGTAACGGGCTGTATAAAATATCCCCACAAGACAGGATTGCACAGATGCTTTTTGTTCCAGTAATTCGAGCAGAGTTTATAGAGGTAGAGGAGTTCAGTAGTAGCACTGAACGTGGTGTTGGTGGCTTTGGGAGTACAGGGAAATGAGCTTATTATCAGAAGAACAGATTGCCGAACTTATTGGCATTGCTAGTAACCAGTCAACAAGCAAGGATTTGCACGATGAGTTTCGTGAATGGAATGAAAAGCAGGATGACTTATGTGGTTTTTTACAATGCTATGAACCAAAATGGCTTGATTTATATAAAAATGTAAAAAAAATGGACATTAAAGTTAATTTTTATGGTGATAATGAAAATATATTAGAAACGCTTATTGTTTCACACCACCGACCAGAACCAGTAATCACCCCACACCCACACGCAGAAATGATTATGAAATATGCTGAGGTAGCGCAAAGACGTTCTGACCCTTGGGTTGAGTTTGAATGGGCAGATATTCGTTATCCTCATGGCTGGCAAAACATGGCTTGTACACCAGATTTTGACCTAGCCGAAAAATACCGCTACATCGGAGAAGCAAAATGATTGCAACAACAGCTTATATTTTAATTATCGCTGTAACAACTCACGGTGAGCTTACACAATCAACAATTGAATTTGCGGATAAGGCTTCGTGTGAAAGCGCGGCAGTTAGACAGGATTTTGCGTTTAAAAATTTGCAGTTTGCAGGCAGATGGAATCTAACTTGCCATCCATATCAAATTACTGGAGAGAAGAAATGAAACTAAAAGTTAGTGAGGATGAGCTCTACCCAATATATGATATAGGTGATGGGTTTGGTAAAGAAGTTGAAGTTAGTGATGTGTTTTATAAAGGGTATACAGAGGTAATGGACAAGTTCTGGATTATGCAAGAAGCATTACGCTTGTTATATGACAGCGTACCTGATGAGAAATCTCCTTATACTTTTGGTATTATGCCTGAGTTTACGTGTGATGAGGTGGAGAAAGATGAGTTTGATGAAAGAGGTTTACTGATATATAAAGTAAAAGATAGATACAACTTCTCGTGGGAGGACAAAATATGAAAGTAACCCTAGTGCAAAGCACACCCAATCCCGAAGAACACATCGGATTACTTGCAGGAATATGTTACGGTAAGACAGGTGAACAATCACCAGAGCAGTGCATTAAGAGAGCCTATCACTGCGTAACTAAAGGGCATCTATCTACACTACGCTTTGCTCATGCGACATTCTTAGTTGAAGACATTAGCCGTATCTGCTCACATCAGTTTGTTCGCAGTAAGCATTTAGATTTCCTGCAACGTAGTCAGAGGTATTGCAATGAAGGTGAAGTAGCAATGGTTACACCAGAAGTTATTAGGTTCAATGCAGTAGAACGTCATTTAATTGAAGCGAGAGATTTATACAAACAGTTAATTGCCGAAGGAGTAAAGAAAGAAGATGCACGGTTCATTCTTCCACAAGGTACAACAACAGAATTACTGGTAGTCGGTAACTTCCAAGCGTGGTATGACTTTATTAAACTGCGCAGTGGTAAAGAAGCTCAGTGGGAGATACGAGAAGTAGCGCATGAGATTAACCGTCAACTGCATGGGATTGCACCAAACGTATTTGTGGAGCTTGAGCATGAATAGGTTATGCGAGGTATGTAACTTAATCAAAGAAGAATCAGCATTTAAAACAGATAGTACAATATGTAAGAGATGTGCAGTGGTAGCAGGAGTGCAAGACCATTTGCAAAGACGCAAGCGCAAGGACGTTAGTTCACTAGACAACAAGATGTGTAGAAAGTTTTTACAACATCATTTAATAAAGCCGATAGGCTGGGAGATGACACTATGAACGACAAACCTAAAACAATTTACGATGCATACACACAGGGGCAATTATACATGGGTGACTCAGTACACGAAGCTAAAAAAGAAGACATGGTTAACGAGCCTCCACACTACAAAAATGGTAAAATAGAATGTATTGTTGCGATGGAAGCAATGCTTACGCCCGAAGAGTTTATTGGGTATCTGCGAGGCAACGCCTTTAAGTATATGTGGCGATACCGAAACAAAGGTAAAGCACATGAAGACTTGCAGAAAGCGCAATGGTACCTGTCTAGATTAGTATTTATACATAACGAAAAATAACATGGCAACAGAAGAAGGAAACACAGACCTCGCGTCATTGCATGAGGAGATGATGCGAGATAAACTTATCGCAGTTATTTGCAGAGAAGCTGCAAAGATAGATACAACTAACCCCACTGGAATTTGCTGGACGTGCGGTGACTTTATAGGATACAAGAGGAGATGGTGTGATAGAGAATGCGCGGATATATTTGAAGCCGAAACTAAGAAAAACCGGTAGTTTGTGGGTCTGCTACACAGAGTGGAAGTCTATACCCTGTACTGCTTCAACGCCTCAGAAGGCTTACATAAGATGGGTATGCAAAAATGAGCGTACCTAGTTTTACTTATAGTTCACTGAGTAGGTTTATTACCTGCCCTAAGCAGTACGAAGCACACCATGTTTTAAAGTACATACCCTTCGCAGATACCTCAGCTACGCTGTATGGAAAAGACTTACATCTTGCGGCTGAGAACTACATAGGTAAAGGTGAGGCATTACCAGAGCGGTTTATATTTGTTAAGAAGTTCCTTGATACTATCAATAACATCAAAGGCAGAAAGCTTTGCGAATATAAACTCGCGGTGGCGAAGACAGATACTGGGTATGAGTTCTGTGATTATGAAGCACCTAATAGGTACTGGCGTGGCATTGCAGACCTTGTCATCGTAGACGCAGATGCTAAGAAAGCGTATATTGTGGACTATAAAACAGGCAAGTCAGCAAAGTATGCAGACACTAAGCAACTAGCACTACTAGCGGCGGCGGTGTTCCTAGAGTTCCCGTATGTTGAGAATATCAAAGGGATGCTACTATTCGTAGTAGCTAACGAGATGGTAAAAGAAGAATATACATATGAGAATAGATTGGGTATTTTTGATAAACTAGCACCTGTATTAGCGCAACGGTCAGTAGCCTACGAGACGGGAGTATTTAACCCTATTCCTAACGGACTATGCCGTCGATGGTGTCAGGCTACACGGTGCATTCATAACGGTAACTATAAGGAGGGGTGATGCCCTACAAGAACAAAGCAGATAGAAATGTTAAACGAGAATATGAACTAGAGAAGACTCGCCCTGGGGCGCATGAAGCTAGAATGGAGAGACAACGTGCTCGCCGTGCATATGATAAAGCGGGTATTGACCGCACTGGGAAAGACATTGACCATATCAAAGGTGTTAAAGCGGGTAACGGTAAAGACAACCTACGTCTTAGAGACCCAGAAGTAAACCGTTCGTTCCAACGCAACAGTGACCACACTATGAAGAAGAACGAACCGCCAAAAAAAGCTAAACCTAAGAAGAAATAATATGGAAGTATCCGTAAAGTCAGTGCAGATTATTGCAACGGAGTCTGGTTTACCTGAGAGTTTAGTAGAGCGTCACATAGACGCTCTATGTACCATGACTCTTAGAACGCGTATTAGTGAACGGAAGATGTGCCTAAACAAAGTAAGAGCATGGTACTTTAATAGAAGTACGAATAAGCCTCAGCTATTTGAAGTATTAGAAGATAAATGATTCGCCCCCTTAAGGGGCTGTATGGAGTGACAATGGAAATACAAGTAATTCAAGATAAGGTCTTGTCTATCAAGACCACTAACCCCGATGCTATTACAAGCGTCATTACAAAAAGTAAAATTAAAGATATTGATTTTGGTACAGCAGAGGTATGGGTAAATTTTGGTTTAGGTGAAGCGCATATCCTAAACAATATAGGTATTAAAAATGTACCCTCACCTATTCGCACACAGTACACATGGACAGGGATGTATAAGCCCTTTGACCACCAAAGAGTGACAGCAGAGTTTCTAACACTTAACCGCAGAGCCTTTTGCTTAAATGAAATGGGTACGGGTAAAACTAACTCAGTTATCTGGGCGGCTGACTATTTAATGAAACTCAGTGTAATACGCCGTGTGCTTGTGGTTTGCCCTCTATCTATTATGGATGCGGCATGGCGTAAGGATTTGTTTAAGACAGCTATGCATCGGTCAGTTGAGATTGCACATGGTAGTAGGGTAAAACGTGCTGAGATTATTAAAAGCACTGCGGAGATAGTTATTATTAACTTCGATGGTGTTGAGATTGTAGAGAAAGAGATTGCTGAAGGTGGGTTTGATTTGATTGTAGTAGACGAAGCTACGCATTTAAAAAACGTCTCGACTCGTAGATGGAAGACGATGAACCGCTTAGTCACTGCAGACACATGGCTCTGGATGTTAACGGGTACACCTGCAGCGCAGTCACCAGTGGATGCGTATGGACTAATTAAACTAGTTAACCCCAAGCAAACACCCAGAGCGTTTAATGCGTTTCGAGATATGGTGCAGATACGCACCTCGCAGTTTACGTTTAAGAACCGACCCGATGCAGAGCAGATAGTACACAGCTTTATGCAACCTGCAATACGGTTTACTAAAGAAGAATGTCTAGACTTGCCAGAGCTAACATATCAGACAAGAGATGTGCCTCTATCCCCACAGCAAGAGAAGTACTACAGACTTCTCAAAAAAGAAATGCTCATGCAGGCTGGGGGAGAAGAGATAACTGCGGCTAATGCGGCAGTGGCTTTGAATAAATTACTTCAGCTTTCATCTGGGGCGGTGTACTCAGATACTGGAGAAGTGATTGAGTTTGATGTGAAATCTCGTGCGGCAGAGCTATTAGATATTGTAGCTGAAACATCTCACAAGACGATTGTGTTCGTGCAGTTTAAACACACCATAGAGATAGTAGAGAGAATACTATTAGATGTAGGCTACAGTGTAGGCGTTATTCATGGCGATATAAATGCAAACAGACGCTCTGAGTTATTTAATGCATTCCAGACTTCGCCCAATCCACAGGTTCTAGTTATTCAGCCGCAAGCGGCGGCGCATGGGGTAACTTTGCACGCGGCTAATACGATTGTATGGTGGGGTGTAACGCTTTCACTGGAAACCTATAAGCAAGCCAATGCGCGTATTCACCGTGCAGGGCAAGTAAACAGATGTAGCGTGGTGCATCTTGTAGGCTCACCCGTAGAGAAGAAAGTCTTAAACGTATTAGAAGATAAAGGTGCGGCTCAGACTAAGTTATTGGATTTGTATAAAGATATTATCAGTTGACACAAGGGTTACAAGGGTGTACAATATAATCTCTTTCAAAGAAAGGCACGAGGAATCACATGAGTACAGTAAATGTAGAACAACTCGTCAAAGCTTACATAAAAATGAGAGATGCAAGACAGCAACTGCAACGAGAGTTTGATGAAGCAGACGATAGAATTAAACAGCAACAAGATGCAGTACAACAGGCTCTACTAGAGCTTTGCAAGGAGACGGGGACAGACGGACTTAAGACCTCAGCAGGTACAGTGACACGGACGGTTAAAACAAGATACTGGACAAGTGATTGGAACAGTATGAAAAACTTTATTAAGGAGAACGATGCGTTTGAGCTACTTGAGCAACGAGTGCATCAGACAAACATGAAATCCTTTTTAGAAGAAAACCCTAACCTCATGCCTCCAGGCATGAATATTGATAGCAGATATGCCATAACCGTTAGAAGGAAATGATATGGAACCGCAAGATGATGAAGAAGTATTTTTGACAACTAAACAAGTAATGGGGATACTAAACTGCTCTAGGCAGTATATTTCCAAACTACGAAACACAGGTAAATTAAGTTCTTACCGCAGAGGTAATGAATACCTATTAAGTGCTAACGAAGTAAAAGCACTAATCTCTAGAAAAACTACTATTGTTAAATTATCAGGAGCAAATACACATGGCTAACGAAATGAGTTTATTTACAACAGGCGCAGCAATCCCAGCACACTTTGCAAAAAGAGAGTTGAGTGAAACTACTAAGGCTCTTATGGGCGGCTCATCTGATGCTCGCCGCATCTCAGTAAGAGGTAACATCTTCCGCTTAACTGTTGGTGGTCAAGAGGTTGCTAAGAATGAAGACCGTGCAATGAACATTATCATTGCGGCGGCGGCACCTAAAACATCACGTCAGTATTACGCAGGCACATACCAAGAAGGTGTAATCTCTTCCCCAGATTGCTGGAGTACGGATGGTGAAGTACCTAGTCCAACTATTGAAACCCCTAAAAACCACAACTGTGCTACCTGCCCTATGAACGTAGCAGGGTCTGGTCAAGGTACGAGTAGAGCTTGCCGTTTTAATCATCGCCTCGCAGTATTACTTGAGAATGATATGCATGGTGATGTATATGAACTATCACTTGCGGCAACCTCTTTATTTGGTAAAGGTGAGAACGGTAAAATGCCTCTCTTCCAATATGCCAAGCAACTAGCGGGTCATGGTATGAACGTCACTGACGTTGTAACCGAGCTTAGATTCGATACAGATTCTGCAACACCTAAGATGGTATTCCGTGCAGTACGTCCATTAGATGAAAAAGAGATTGAGATTGTATTAGATAAAGCTACTTCACTTGAAGCAATCCAAGCAATTACTACCAGCTTCTCAGCAGCTAAAAAAGAAGAAGCTCCAGCTCCTGCACCTAAACTAGCACCACAAGGCTTATTCAAAGACACTTCCGTTGCTGAACCTGTTGTAAGAGAGAAGAAGCCCTCAGCTACAGTAGCTAACCCAACTGACCTTGAAAGTACATTGGCTGAATGGGCTGACTAAGCACTTCCCCATTAGAAGGGGCGGATAGCACCGCCCCTTTTTTTACCCTCATTTTTAGGTATAGCCATGAACAGGATAGATTTTTTTAATACAGTAGTAGCGCAAGGAGGTTTGTATTGCGCAGTAGGGATAATCAATAAAAGAACTACCCAAGTATTCTTTAACACATTCGAGGAAGTAGAGGTTTGGGCAGACGAACAAACAGCGGCTGGAGTAGATGCCTACTTCGCTTTAGCTACCTACCATTCAAATATAAGTAGAAGTGCTAAGAATGTTAATTTGTTTAAATCGCTATGGGTGGATTTAGATATCGGCAAAGGTACTGCGCATGAAACACAGGTTACAGGTATCGGTGCCCTTAAAGATTTTTGCAAAGCAGTTAACCTTCCCAAACCAACCATCGTATCATCAGGCTACGGCTTACACATCTACTGGGCGTTTGATACTACGATTGATTACAACGAATGGAAA